GGGCCAAAAGCCCGGGAGGTTGCGTGCATTTCGCACGCCGCGTTTTCACGCGTTATGTCACAGGAGTTTGCGTATGGACCCATCTAAACGTTTTCCCAAAGCTGGCAAGTCACTCTTTGCCTACCGTAAGACCGTTTCGTTGGTATCCCTACTTACGCTCCTTTTTCTAGGTCTTTCTCAAGATCTAGATCGCCTACTGGCGATAGTGGAGAACCTTGTTTCTCGAGGTTCACCATGACGACTAAACACATCGTTCTTGATGGCACTTTCATCAACTCAGGTTACTTAGGCTCCAACCCTTTTAGGGAAGGCGTCTATGAGACCCGCGATGCAGTGGGGAATGACCGTACTGCCAGCGAAAAACTCGCGAAACGGTACGATCCGCACCCTTACTCCGCTGATTACTTTAAATATGACCGTGGTCATATAACGTATACCAGCGTGGAAAGTGGTGTGCTTACTGAGGGCCTCCTTGGAGGCAACATCTTCCTCTTTAGTGACCCTGGTTGGGACAGCAACGACGATCTCCGCCTGTATGGTAAGATTGCTGACTTTGTACGTCAGCATGATTGGCATGCAGGTGTTTTTGTCGGAGAGTTAGGTAAAACTACTGATACTCTTGCTGGTCGAACCCGTCAGCTGACACAAGCGCTTATCGCAGTAAAGCGTGGTAGAATTCATCACGCTTTTGAAATCCTCCGTAGTCAACCACCTCGTCGCGGGAGTAAAGTTCTTATTCCGGCTACTTGGCAATCGACTTGGTTGGAGATGCGGTATGCGTGGCGTCCATTGATCAAAGACATATATGATCTTTCGCAAGCTATTCGCTTGCTGGACACCCCCCGTAAAGTTTCTATGCGCTCACGCGTATTTAAACCATACACTAACTTCAGGTCTAATCAGCCTTTCATCTCCGTAAGGGGATTCGGGCGTAGATCTGCGGTAATTAAGTGCACTTTTACGGAAAGCCGGCCTACCATCCCGGTGTACTTGGGCCTTACAGACCCGAGTGAAGCCGCCTGGGAGTTAACACCTCTGTCTTTTGTTTACGATTGGTTCATACCGATCGGAAACTATATTCGAGCACGTAATGTTCTCGCTCGGACAGAGATGCAATATGTTAGGACCGATGTCAACTGGTATCGCGTTGAGGATAATGGTATGGAAAAGGGTTATACCTATTCCTACTACCTCAACTCGAACAACTGGAACAAACGTTCTAACCCTTACGCATTTGAACAGCGTAAGACCCTGGTACGTGTGGTGGGTGCAAACCCTCCTAGCGTACCGTTTCCATCGTTCCGTAACCCCGCCGGTTCCAATCCTGGGACTAGAGTGTTAGATGCACTCGCGCTTTTGAAGGCGCTCGTGTTCTCTAAGTAAAGCGGGCCGGAGAAGTAGCAGCATTTTGCTGCCGCTATAAGGCTAGACCTTTCACTTTGATGTTTAGGAGTATTCCATGTCAGCGATTGCAACACTTATCGCGTTTGACGGAGCAGCAATTCCCGTTTCACATTCGCTCTTGGCAGTGGCCGTATCGAAAGATAAGGACACTATAATGGCTAGCTGGAGAGAAGCACTTGGTACTGTGCCTGTCTTCAGTCAAGTCCGTTGCCAAGCAACTTTTAAAGAGTTGCCAAGCGGTGTGGTTCGGCTTGCTCTAAGGACTGAGGTTCCAGTAATGGAGTCCATCAGTGGGCAAAACGCCAGCGGTTATACGGCAGCTCCACAGGTCGCATTTACTGATACACTGGAAACAGTGGCTTTTTTCAGCAAACGCAGTACCCAAGTGAGTCGCCGGTTGGCGCGCCAGCTTCATGTCAACATTTTGAATGGTGTGGCCATTTCGGTCACTCCCATTCTTAACGGTCCTGCACCGGAAATGTTTGATTACAACGTGATGCCGACATAACAGGAGGCACCGTTTTACGTTGTGAGTTGGTAGTTTCTTTTTAAGCGGCTTTCCTTTCTTTAAAGGAGGTTTTATGGCTCGTGTAGCAAGCTTTACAAAGCAACTAAGCCCGGAAAGTTCTCTCCAGATCCTGGAAGACCTTGCGTTACATCACATTCGTCAGATTTCTGACGTTCCTTTGAAGTTGCACCTCGGACTTTTGGTTCGAGGGCGTCATTTTCGGGAGCTTGTGATGATGGACCCTGACTACAGCACCGGCGTCACCCTTAACGATATCACGCTTTGGCGGCAAGTGCTTGCGTTTTATAGCAAGCTCGAACCGCTAGATATCGGAGAGGATAAAACCGAGAATGCACGAGTCAAGTTCATGGAGTCCGAGGTATCATGTCTGAAAGCAAATCGCCGTTTCAACTCTAGTGTGACTGACGAAACAGAGTTTAGTCAGTCAACCGCTGCCATCATAGAGATGGCCCGCGTTAAAATATCTAAGTTGTTGGGCGACGCACCACCGCTTTTAGATGATCTCGAATACTTTTTTGGACCCGGCGCTACTACGTCCGTAACAAGAAGAATTTCGTGCGCTCGTACTAAATTAAGCGCCTTACCTTCCAGTAGTGACGAAATGCTCCCGCTCGTTTCTTCTATCCTCGATCAGGTCCCAATGTATCGGGATCTGCACTTGGATGAGAGCGGTGACAACTGCCTTGTTGAAGTTCACTTCGGCAAGTTGTCATTCGTACCGAAGAACGCCAAAACATATCGTTCGATCTGCACGGAGCCGACGCTTAACGCGTTGGCACAATCCGCTGTCGGTCGGTTTATTTCTAAACGATTGCTAAGCGTGGGTGTGGATCTCCGAGATCAAACTAGGAATAAAAACCTAGCCCGACTCGGTTCCATTACCGGGGAATTAGCAACCCTGGACCTAAGTAGTGCTTCCGATTCCATTTGCATAGAATTGGTCGCAGCCTTGCTACCGTATGAATGGTTCGCACTTCTGTCCTTAATCAGGACAGGAACCGTTCGTACTCCCGATGGAGGTCTTTTACGTCTCCATAAGTTTAGCTCGATGGGCAATGGTTTTACATTTCCCCTCGAGAGCCTTATATTTTGGGCCTTGTCGGCATCCGTGGTCGAGCGATTTTGCTCGATCCCGTCTTCCGAGATGAAAGCTTACGTTTCCCAAAACGTCGGTATATACGGTGACGATATTATCGTCCCCGTCAGTGCTGTTTCACCTCTTATTGACGTCTTCACAGATGTCGGTTTCGAGGTGAACAAAAGCAAGTCGCACTGGCAAGGTCCCTTCCGCGAATCTTGTGGAGGGGATTACTTCAACGGTTTCGATATAAGACCTTGGTACTGCAAAGACTGGTTCACCGGTGAAACGTTGTTTCAACTTCACAACTTTTACTGGCGTCACCTAGACTTTGCCTCGGCGAAGATTGTCGAAGCTTTAATCGATAGTTCTCTCCGTTTGTACGGACCCGACGGTTTTGGCGATGGGCATCTGCTTTCCGATGCTCCTCTTCGCCATCACAAAAGGTCCCTTGGTTGGGCAGGTTTCGTTTTTGAAACCTATACCAGGAAACCCAGGTATCACTTCACAGTGATGCCCGGGGATGCGGTGTTACCTGCTTACTCGGCATACGAACGCGAGTTCGCTCCGGCTGGCAGTAGCGCTGCTCCGACTCTTCATCGAAGGGGTCCCCAAGGCCATGATGACTGGTATCCAGTTGTTCGGATACCGGGTAGTCATGGTATAAGGTTAATATCTATCTACACACTCTCACCAGCGTAGGGTTTCCTACGCGTCGCAAGACTG